TATTATGATTATACGAGGAACTTCAATGTGGGCGCGTGTTTTTGAAGGACAGCCCAACAATCTTTCCAACAAGTATCAGGTAGACGTATGTAACTTGTCTTCTGAGGTAGTGAAGCAGCTAGAAAGTTCTGGCGTTCCTGTTAAGAATGATGAGGAGCGCGGCAGTTACGTTACTGCGAAGGCGGTACGTCCTCCAAGAGTTATGGATGCTTCGAAGCGTCTGTGGGGCGATACTGTTATTGGTAACGGATCAACTATTAAGATTTCGGCCAAACCGTATGATTGGACGTACAAAGGAAAATCTGGGGTCAGTCTTGGTCTTAATCAACTGATGGTTGTTAATCTTGTTGAGTACGAAATGGAAGAACTGGACGCAGAGGAGTCAGACACGGAAGATGAAGTAATATAATTTTAGAGTAACATACTAATGGTAGGGGTTAATCACAACTGGGATTAACACTTGGAAAGGTGAGGGACGGGCCTTCCATAATTTACATTACAAGGAGATACTACAATGAAGACTGTCGATACTCTTGTAAAAGATATCTATGAAATAATTGATTCAGGTATTGAAGTTCATGAAGATGACATGAAGTTCCTTCTTTCCTTTATTGAAAGAGAGGTGCATACCTTTTTCAGTAAGGAGGAGCGAGAAAAAGATAGAAAAGCTACTTTGCGTATGTCTAACATTGGAAAAGACAAACGTAAAATGTGGTACGACTTTCATGAGCCTATTGAGCAAGATTTAAAGCCCAATGAGCGAATTAAATTCTTCTATGGGCATCTGCTGGAGGGCTTCCTACTTTTTCTATGTAAGGCAGCTAACCATGATGTACGTGACATGCAGAAGGAGGTTTCCCTTAACGGTATCAAGGGTCACATTGATGCTGTCATCGATGATGTAGTAGTCGATGTTAAGACTTCTTCAAGCTACGGGTTCAAGAAGTTCTCTCATGGTGAGCTTTTCTCGAATGATCCCTTCGGTTACGTCTATCAGATATCAGGATATATGCAAGCGTTGGATATGGATGAAGGAGCCTTCCTTGCTATTGACAAGCAGTATGGCGATTTAGCCTTGCTATCTGTTGAAGATATGAGTACACTTGATGCGTCTAAACGCATTGATGAGTTGCGTGAAGTTATAGCCAAGAGTGAGCCGCCTGTGCGCTGCTATGAAGAACAGGTTGAAAATAACGGGAACAGGAAACTTCCGTCCGAATGCAGGTGGTGCCACCATAAGTATAATTGTTGGTCTGACTCCAATGATGGTACAGGAATAAGAACCTTCAAGTATTCGAATGGATACAGATACCTTACTCACGTTGAAAAGGAACCTCAAGTTGAAGAATTACTATGACCAGATATGTTAAGACCCATCAGCCCTGTGCCGATTGTGGAAGCAGCGATGCCGTAGCATATTATCAAGACGGCAATTCATACTGCTTTTCATGTGGGATTAAACATAGTAGTGCCGGTAATAGGACGCTACTAGACGTATCTATAAAGAAAGAGATGAGCATGGAACTTGATATAGGTACATTAGAAGCCATGACCGATAGAGGTGTTTCAAAAAGTACATGTAAGTTCTTTAACGTCACTAAAGGATCGCGGGAGTGGTATTTTCCGTATTACGATAGTGATCATGTGCGCGTAGCATACAAAAAGAGAGGAGTTGAAAGCAAGACCTTTTCCACTAAAGGAAAGTTTTCATCAGCTACGCTGTTTGGTCAATCACTTTTCAATAGTGGAAAGTTCATCACCATCACAGAGGGGGAAGTAGATGCCCTTTCAACCTTCCAGATGCTAGGAAGTAAGTGGCCGGTGATTTCTATAAAGTCAGGAGTAAAAAGCGCCGTAAAGGATATCTCTGATAACTATGAGTATTTAAATAAGTTTGATACTATCAAGATATGCTTTGACAATGATGATGTTGGGCGCAAGGCGGCAAAGGAAGTCGCTGAACTACTTCTTCCCAAAGCAGAGATAGTCCACCTAAACAGAAAAGATGCTAATGAGTATCTTATTGGCAATGATGAAAAGGAGTTTCAGCGTCTTTGGTGGCATTCAGAGAAGTATACACCAGAGGGCATTATCTCCGGTGCTTCTCTGTGGGAGGACGTTAAGGCAGGGCCAACAGAAAGTGAGGTATCCTATCCGTACAAAGGTTTGAACAAGCTGACATACGGAATACGTTGTGGTGAGCTTATCACTATTGCTGCTGGTTCCGGTCTTGGCAAGTCATCGTTTATGCGTGAAATAGCGTTCCACATTCTCAACAAAACAGAGAAGAACATTGGGCTTCTGTTTCTTGAGGAAAGCGTAACTAGAACAGCACAGGCGCTGATAGGTTTGGAAATGAATAAGCCTATACATCTGCCTAACTTTGAATATACTGAGGAGGAGCTAAAGAGTGCGTTTCAAAATACGCTCGAAAAGGACCGGATGTTCTTCTTTGATCATTTTGGAAGTAACTCTATTGATAACATAATCTCTCGTGTGCGATACATGGTTCGTGTACTGAAGTGTAAGTACATTTTTTTAGATCACGTCAGTATCCTTGTATCAGATCAGTCTAACATGGATGAGCGTAAAGCACTTGATGAGATTATGACTAAGTTGAGGACACTGGTACAGGAGCTAGATATATGTATGTTTGTAGCCTCGCATCTGAAGCGCGTTGATTACGGCCACGAGGAGGGCGGCAGAACCAAGCTCCATCAGCTTCGCGGATCAGGCTCCATAGGACAGCTATCAGATATAGTCTTAGGGCTTGAGCGAGATGGTCAGGCAGCGGATTTACGGGAAAGGCATACGACCACAGTCAGAGTGATTAAGAACCGCTTCAGTGGCCTCACAGGCCCAGCAAATAATTTGTTGTATGGGCTTGACACAGGTAGGTTAACTGAGATACCCCTTAACCATGACGATGAACTGGACGCAGAGGCTTTTTGATATGCTAATATATCAGAAACGAGTGTTTCCAGAAGACTTGCAGATGAACCCGTCTGTGTATTATCTTTTTGCTGATAACGATAATAGATCAGGACATCTACAGTTTAGACAGAACAATAACTTTGTGGGCATACGTGTTAAAAAGGATGAACACGCCTTCGATAATTCATATTGGTCTGATGCCACATATGATGCAAACGTCTTGAAGATAAAACACGACTTTAAGATAGTTAATTCTCTGCTGCTGGAGCAAGCTCCTGTTGTTTATAGTAATGAAACATTCGATATCAATGTATCCGAGTATTTTAAGATAAGTCCTAAAACGTGGGCGTATATTGAAAAGTATATGCAAAATATTCAACTGCTATCTGAAAAAAAGATGTGAGGTCAAAAATGAAAGAGGTAGAAGTAGACAGTGATATAGTCAAGATCGCTCATGAGAAAGCTAAGAAACTTGGCGTTGTAAAGAGGTCTATAACTAAAGGAGAGGGGAATTTTGTAGGGTTCATAGGCGAACATCTGGCACAAAGCGTATACGGTGGAGAATTAATTAATACATTCAAATACGACTTAGTATTGCCAGATGGTCGCCGCCTTGACATAAAGACAAAACTAACAGGATATCTTCCAAAACCTGATTATGATTGTTCCGTTATTGATTTCCAAATAGATTATGATTGTGATGGATACATCTTTGTTCGTGTGTTAAGCGACTATCAGAAAGGATGGGTACTGGGGCACATTAGCAAGAAAGACTTCAAAGACAACAGCACCTATCATAAGAAGGGAGACAAAGAGGGCAACTTCATATTCAAGCATTCTTGTTATAACATTAAAATATCACAACTAGAGGAACTATGAAATACAGATCAAACCTTGAAAGAAATATAGCGAAGGCGCTTGAGGAAAGTAAGATCGTTTTTGAGTATGAAGCTCAAAGACTTTCCTACCAACCTAAAGTAAGGACGTACCTTCCTGATTTTTATATTCCTGATGATGACTTTTATATAGAGGGTAAGGGATACTTTCACAATTCTCAAGAGCGTACACGCCACCTTCTTATAAGGGAGCAGCTAGGAATTGACGTTAAGTTTGTATTCGGCAATTCTTCAAACAGGATAGGAAAAGGGTCAAAGATGACATATGCGAATTGGTGTGATAAGCACAATTTCGATTATTCAGATGAGCGTCCCTCTAAAAAGTGGTTCAGCAATAATAAAGGAAAAGGAAAGCGACATGGATAAAGGTGACGATACTAATGTGCCGGAAAGACTTCAAGGCATATATGAATCTCTTCCAGATGATTCGATATCTATTATTATAAGTAGAAGGTCTGTAGATATAGATGAAGAACAGGAGGAGACAAAGAAATCATCCATAGAGAGAGTTGAAATTAGTGTCATCGATAACCTAACTAAGGAAGCTCTTGAAGGTCCGGTATTCTATTTAACTCACGGCCTATTGGATATTATTGAAAACAGTTTTGATGACGTAGTAAAAATGGGGTACTGTAGAGCAATGTATCTTCTTTCTGAAAATGATTCAAATACGCTGAATGGCTCTGCTGATATTCTGAATTTCGCTGATTACAAAAAGACAAATGGAAAATAAAAAGACCTCTTGTCCTAATAGATTTAGATTTTTTTATTAACTTTTACAAAGGGATATATGCTTCTTATCAGCAAGCGACTAAGCATGAAGGGAAGGGGGAACCAATACTGGTTATAAAAATGAACAGAGAAAACCCACTTGTAATAGTAGATGCCGCTTACTTTTTAGACTTCATTAAAAAGGAAACACCATGCAGTACAAAGACATAGAAAACGAAGCACAAGCTCTCTTAGAAATGAATAATGTTTTTGATCTATTATCCTTAATAAGAAAAGACAATGTACTAATTGCTCTATCAAACGATGGGGATGAAGGAGAATTTACGGTTTGGGTAATGGATGCAACACAGGAAGAAGGTTCTACTGTAACCATAATAACTCGAGGTATTATTAATATGTTAGAAGAAGACCCTGATGTAGTGTACCTTCAAGGTGCAAAGGCATCAGAAAATGAGTATGCTAGTTATGGGGAAAATGTTGTACCTTTTTCAGTTAAGAAAAAAATAAAGGAGAACGATCATGATGAAAGATGATTATTGGAATGAGGTTGACAGTCCAGAGCATTACAATCGAAATACAGTAGAGACTATTGATCTTATACGAGACAGTATGGAGCCGCAAGAGTTCAGAGGATACCTTAAAGGAAATATCTTTAAGTATGTTAGTAGGTACAGATATAAGGATCAGGAAAACCCGATAAAAGATTTGTTAAAAGCTAGGTGGTATTTAGAGAAGCTAATAGAAGTAATGAGGGAAGAAAACTTAGCTTCTATGTGGCGGATATAGAGAGAAGATGGCGTTATAGATGAAACAATACAATAAAAAGAATAGAGAGAAGATGGCGTTACAGATGAAACAATACAATAAAAAGAATAGGGAGAAGAAAGCGTTGTATGATAAACTATACAATGAACAGAATAGGGAGAAGATGGCGTTACAGAAGAAACAATACAATAAAAAGAATAGGGAGAAGATATTGTTTTATAAGAAACAGTACAATGAAAAGAATAGGGAGAAGATATCGTTATATAAGAAACAATACAATGAACAAAAGAAACAAGAGAAACTAAAAGGAAAGAAGATGCATAAAAAACTTATTATTATAGCAATAGTTACTCCACTTGTGTTAATAAGTGTGGTAGCAGGGAGTGTTTATTTTTCTAGTGAGTGTAAATACAATCCATTCACAGGAACTTTTGTTGTTGATGGAAAGGAATATGCTCATGGCACAATGAAAGATGCGTGGGCATGTGCGCTAGAAGGGGGATTACCTCAATCTGTAATCTCCAGATTAGGGAAATAAGGTGATGCTGAGACAAGAGCAGAAGCCGAAAAGATTACAGACAAGGATAAAGAGATTAAGCAACAAAAATCAGAAAAGTAGAAGGATAAAATGATGGTGGGTAAAAGCGAAACAGTACAGGCCAAGCTTAGAATTTTTCACCGTGCCTTAAAGCACCCTATAGGATTGAAATATCCTAAACCTTCCTCTGTTATTGATGGTGAGAAGAACTTGCGAAAGAAACTTATACAGGAAGAATACGAGGAGTTAATGGATGCTATCAGCAATGATAAGAGTGATGATGTGCTTAAAGAACTTTGTGATCTGGTTTATGTGTGCGTTGGCTTTGCTGTTACTTACGGTTGGGACTTTGATACTGCATTCAACCGTGTACACGCTTCAAACATGTCTAAGCTTGATGCAGAAGGCAACCCAGTATACAGAGAAGATGGCAAAGTGGCTAAGTCTGCTTGCTATCAACCACCGAATTTGAAAAGATTGGTATGATGATGTTTCAACCCGCCCTACTGGCGTTTCTATTAATGTGGCTCATCTCTGTGATGTTTATTACATGTGATGCTGCCT